ATTCACCCGCCAGCGCTTCAGCCTCTTTCTGTGACTTCACCACACGGACCTTCAGGTCACTGTCCTTAATGCCGCTCATCACGCCACGGGCAACCGCTTCAACCTGCGGGACCGGGCTGCCTTTGGCTTCCGCACTACGGTTAACATCCGAAATGAGATTACCTTCAGGTGTGCGGGTAACGCCCTTACGGGAATAAAACGCAACGCCCTTGTCCGTCTCACGGGTTTTCAGGGTGCGGAACAGGTGATCGAATGCCTCACGAATACCGCCATCCAGTTCCGCATTCGTCGGATAAGCGTAGGTGTTATCTGTGTTGTGCTCAGGTGCCTTACGGATATTGACCAGATAATCATTCTCCACGCCAGCCATACGCGCCTTATCCTGAACATAACGCTCAAAGGCACGTGCCGCCATTTCAACATCCGTTGACCAGTACGGTTTTGAGCGCACCTCATCGAGAAGCGCTGAACGACGCGGCATGTCACTGTTTTTAATGGCCTGAATCACACCTTTAAAAGCGTCGTAAACCTCCTGACGTACCGGATATTCAGCATCAACATACCTGCCGTCTTTAAATATGCGCCTGACACGCTGTGCTTCCGTCATAAAGTCGCCACCTGACGTAATTTTCCCGTCATTGGAAACGTCATAACGACCAAAATAATTATCCAGAGAATGGAACCATTCGTGCGCCAGCGCACCCGGTCCGTTACCTTTTGTCAGGTTGATTGCCACCTCACCCGGCTCATAGTGTGCTGCCGCCTTACCCTTACCACGGGCACCAAATGCCAGGCCAAGACGACCGTTCAGGGAAAGCGCTTTTGTCGGTACATTCAGTACTTCCGCAAGGTCATGCAGCGAGTCATAAGCCCGGTTCAAATCAGCCTGACGACGCGGACCTTCCACGTAGTTACCAAACTGCACACCACGGAAACCAAACGCATCACTGAACTGCTCCGGTGAAACATTCCCCTTGCGGCGTTCTGGTCCGGTACGGTCGCGGTTGGTGGCGTTACGCTGCTCCTCACGCGAAATCTCTCGCATCTCCTTCACATGACGAACAAGCTCATCACGATGTGAATCAATGTACTTACGCGCATCACTGGCTGACTTAAAGCCACCTCTCACCCGCATTTTGTTTTTGCCGTAAGAGATAAAAATATCGCCACTGCGGGTACCAGTTCAGGCAAGGCTTTTTGTGCATCCTGAGCAATTAAACCAACCGACGTTTGCCAACCGTCGGCAGAGTACTGTATCTCGTAAAGATAACCAGTAAGTGCCTCCAGACGATCTAACGCATTATCCAGTTTTACCAGATTTCGCTTGTTGCGTTTATCCGAGCGGATCTGAACATCGTTAAATGATCCGTTTCCGTTTACCGTCAAATTTCCATTAATACCTCCATTAAAAGTTTGTGCCTGAGTCCATGTATTGGCAGTAGTAAGCAGTTCTGTTCCTTGCCCGGGGGCTCCAGTGTCTCCCTTCGGTCCCTGCGGCCCTTCCGGACCTGCTGGACCTGCTACTCCCGGATCACCTTTATCGCCTTTCGGCCCCGGCGCACCTGCCGGACCTGCTGGTCCAGCCACCCCCGGATCGCCTTTGTCACCTTTTGGTCCCTGTGCGCCTGCCGGGCCTGCAGCTCCCGTATCCCCTTTAGGTCCCTGCGGTCCTGCCGGGCCTGCGGCTCCCGTATCCCCTTTAGGTCCCTGCGGTCCTGCCGGGCCTGCGGCTCCCGTATCCCCTTTAGGTCCCTGTGGCCCGGTTGCGCCGGTGGCTCCTTTCTCACCCTTTGCCCCAGCAGCGCCAGTATCCCCCTTTGGTCCCTGGGGGCCGGGATCACCTTTCGGTCCCTGAACGCCCCTCGGCCCAGCCGGACCTGCTGGCCCCGAGTCCCCTTTATCTCCTTTCGGACCGGGAACACCACCTCCTGCTGCAGCCTCTTCTGCCTTTGTTTTCGCTTCATTTGCCACATCCATTGCCGCTTTCACCGCTTTCGGGGTGGCTGCCTTCGCTTCATCATCACTGTCCGTTGCGCTGCTTAACTGCACAATTCCCTTCTGTGCCGTCGTCGCATCAGCCACATTTGCAGCGCTGCCTGCCGGACCTGGCTCTCCACGAGGTCCCTGAGGTCCGGTCTCTCCTCGTTCGCCTCTCGGACCTGCAGGACCTGGTTCACCTCGGGGGCCAGTCTCCCCACGCTCACCTCGTGCTCCCATCGGTCCCTGTGGTCCGGCTTCTCCTCGTTCACCTTTAGGACCTTGCGGGCCTGCAGGACCTCCCGGATCACCTTTCTCGCCTTTTGGCCCCATATCCCCCTGGTCCCCTTTAGGCCCCCGCTCTCCGGTATCCCCCTTCAGGCCTGGTATTCCCTGCGGTCCTCGCTCCCCCTGTTCGCCCTTCTCACCACGCGGACCAGCGGGCCCTACAGCCCCCTGAGCACCAACGTCACCACGCTCACCTTTCGGCCCTGCGGGCCCTTGAGGGCCCACTGGACCTGTTTCGCCTTTAGGACCGACATCCCCCTTCGGACCAGTTTCTCCCTGAGGCCCCCGGGGCCCCCGTGCATTCTCAGCCATACGTCTGGCCTCTTCAGCACTGACAGTGGCAGCCTCTGCCCGCTTAAGGATCTCTCCGGCGCTCTCCTGCGCCAGCCTGGCCTTTTCAGCATGCTGTCTGGCTTTTTCTGCATCAGCTCCGGCGGCTTTTTCAGACTCTCCGGCACGGGTCGAGCTTTCCTCTGCATTCCCCGCTGCTGTGACTGCACGGGTCGCAGCCTCAGTGGCATCAGTCGCTTTTTGTCCGGCTTCAGCCGCCCTGCTGGTTGCCGTCTTTGCACTGTCAGATGCACTCTTCGCACTGGCTGCTGCACTTTCTTTTGACTGTGTGGCCTGAGTGTTTTTTGTCGCCGTGTCTTCATTCAGGCGACGAATATTGGCAAGGTCATCAGCCACATTATTCTGTATCTGCCGGAAATCTGTCAGCAGTTCTCCGGGTATGCTAACCTCAACAAGACTGCGGCGTAACAGCATATTGAGCGTCACCGTACTTTCGGTCCCCTCAATACGCACACGTCCGTAGACAGCAGTCTTCCCTTTCACCGTCACCGAAACCGCATACTCCCCCGGATCCATCGTCATTCCGTAATATCCACCTTCACGGGTCACTGCCGACGCACTGGTGCCGCTGAGCGCATCCGGTGAAACTGTCAGCGCCGTCAGGGTAATATTTGCTCCTGATATCGCCTCACCATCAGGAGATTTCAGCGTCCCCGAAACAACAACACTCACACTCCACCTCCGTTAAACACTTTTTTACGGGCAGACAATGCTCTGTCTGCCCCCTGTTTGATCCCAAGTTGCTCAACAAAACTCTGATAATGCTGCGCAGCCAGCCCCGATTCTGCACCACCGGCAGCATCCTTACTGAAAGCACGAAACAACATCCAGTCCACCAGTGGGTTAACATAAGCCTCTTCCAGTGGAACTGGCGTATCATCGTCCTGCGTCAGAACATACACTGCCTCCGGTATCCGGCTTACCACTGCATCAATACTTATCTCTTTGTCAGGGACAGGAAACAGCCAGAATACGCGCGGGGACAGGTCGTTGCTGATAAAACATTCAGGAATGCCCTTCACTGTGGGCCACTCAGGATACTGCGCATCCAGCACCTCCCGGGATAATGGTCTGACTGCACTACCGTCACTGAGGCATATCACGTCAAGAAGTTGTATTACACCATCGGGCAAAACCTGACGGGCGCCAGGAACACAACTGATTGTTTCCAGGCTTGCGCCAGCATCCGGTCTCGCCAGAATCACTGCCCTCACAGCATCATTGTAATAATCGCACAATTCCTGCAGGGGCCAGCGAACCATCATCGGGTCAACCAGTTGTGTATTCACACGTCCGATGATTTCTGTAATCGTCGTCATCAGAAAAACCTCTGCCTGCGTACAGGGTTGCGGTATGAAGAGTACGGGCTTGTCGCCAGTGTATGACGATATGCCCGACGGATCCCCTCAGAAAACTGCACAGAAAAATACTGTGCGCGTAACGGATCTGACCATGAAACACCAGTCTGCATGAACAACCGCTCAAGTGCCCCCGCAGCCACTTCTTCAGGCCATGTGAGGAGTTCATCCGGTATCTGGCTGCGTCCGGCTTTCGGAGCGACGGCATAAAGCACGCTCACCTCACCGGGAGAACAGGCAAATCGCAGGGAGCGTCCGGAGCTGATATCCACATCCCGACCGACAAAAAGCTCATGATTATCGTCAGAGATACGGATGATATGAACGCACTCCTCATCATCTTTGTCATACGGAAGCACGATTTCTTTTCCTGCTACTGGTACAACAGTAACCTCCCGACGGCACACCAACGACTGGCGGCTGAATGCCACGGCAGCCATTGACAGAGCATCCGTCATCATAATGTTCAGTGGACCGCTGATATGACGACGGACATACGGTAAAAAATCACTCAGTTCCGCCATGCTGTTCAGTCTCCGCAACACGACGGCAAAATGCCTCACGCACCCGGATACGGAATGCCTCAGCCGTTTCTTTCGGGTCTTTGTGAATATCCAGCTCTTCTGCCTCACACAGCGTCGCCAGCCGTGCTGAGGTGAGCTTACTTAAATCCACCTCCTGCCCGTTAACAGAAACAACAAAACTGTTCTCCGCTTCTGCCCGCGCAGCAAGCACTCTTTCCTGCGCCTGCTGTGCCTGCCGCAACTGCTCATTCTGTTGTTGCTTTTTCAGAACATCATCAAGCTCTTCATGACGAACCCAGACATCCGGAAACCCCAGCAGTTGCCAGGCCATCGCACTGTCAACATGCACCGGCTCAAGACGTGGGAACAATGTGCGGCTTCCGGTATCCACGGTGTCTTACGGCGTGGGTGTTTCGCTGAGAAAAAGCGTTTGAAGGAGGTAAAAGTCGGGAACCACGAATCCGTTTCGTTTCTGCCGAATTTGCGCAGTTTTTTTCAGAGTTTTTTGCGCATTTTTCATCGTCGGAACACGCGTCATTGCTGGGTTCTTCATCTGAGATGTCATGATCGATTTCATGATCGGTTTTATGATCAATTTCATGATCGATTTTGCCCATTTTTATACGGGTTCTGGCGGTGTTGTAATTAATCTTTTTCTTCCGGCACCAGTCCAGTAATGTTATTCCCGTTTCGGCATGTTCGCGTCGGAATGCCTGCTCCAGCTTTTTCCAGTCCAGCTTTGCCATGTCACGTTCTGACGTCCTGTGTTAAAAACTGATGCATAATGACCGCTGTGATTTTTCAGATTTCACACAGCAGCACCATATTTGATCGATATTTGCACAATGCGGTTGTTTTATCCGGTTTCTTCCACCACCGCACCGGACAGGCGGCTTCGCGGGAAATCGCTCCCATCTCGTGAAAAATGAGAAAACCCGGTGTGCATCGTTTTTGATTATCCCCGCACACTCCCGCAGAGAAGTTCCCCGTCAGGGCTGTGGACATAGTTAATCCGGGAATACAATGACGATTCATCGCACCTGACATACATTAATAAATATTAACAATATGAAATTTCAACTCATTGTTTAGGGTTTGTTTAATTTTCTACACATACGATTCTGCGAACTTCAAAAAGCATCGGGAATAACACCATGAAAAAAATGCTACTCGCTACTGCGCTGGCCCTGCTTATTACAGGATGTGCTCAACAGACGTTTACTGTTCAAAACAAACAGACAGCAGTAGCACCAAAGGAAACCATCACCCATCATTTCTTCGTTTCTGGAATTGGGCAGAAGAAAACTGTCGATGCAGCCAAAATTTGTGGCGGCACAGAAAATGTTGTTAAAACAGAAACCCAGCAAACATTCGTAAATGGATTGCTCGGTTTTATTACTTTAGGCATTTATACTCCGCTGGAAGCGCGGGTGTATTGCTCACAATAATTGCATGAGTTGCCCATCGATATGGGCAACTCTATCTGCACTGCTCATTAATATACTTCTGGGTTCCTTCCAGTTGTTTTTGCATAGTGATCAGCCTCTCTCTGAGGGTGAAATAATCCCGTTCAGCGGTGTCTGCCAGTCGGGGGCCGGTTGCATTATCCACGCGGGCGGTGCTGGTGGCTTCACGCACGGGACCTGGACAGGTGGCGTTGATCCGCAGGCTGCGGTAACCAGCGGCAACGTCAGCGCGAAGAGTTTCATTTTCAGCTCTCGCATCGGCTAATTCCCTCGAGTATCTGGCATCAAGTGCAGCAACATCACGCTGGCGCTGCTGCATATCAGTAATGGTTGCATTTGCCAGCTCCAGCTCACTGACTTTTTTATCGCGCTGCTCTTTGTAGGTTATGGCGTTATCGCGGTAATGATTCAGCCCCAGACTAAGCGCACCACAGGCTACCAGCAGGACAATAATCACCACACACAGAACACGGTTCATCTCTCTTTCACCCCACCAGTCCCGATAACGTCAGGACTCGCCAGGCGGTGGAAAAGAAAATGGCAACCAGCATGACTAAAAATGAAATGCCGACGATTACACAGAGGATCTTCGCCAGCGTTATGAGTTTATCCGATATCATTAGCCACCACTCCATCAATCCGCCTTTGTTATTTTCCCTTTGCCTGTATCAGCCAGGACAAAATCAATCAGCAGATTCGCTTCGTTTATCAATGTGCGGATTTTTGATACATGCGCGGATTTAACCTGTTTCCACTCATTCAGCCCGGTAGCAAACACACTGGCAATGTTTTTATCCCGTTTCATGTCAGCGCAAGCCTGATTGAGTTCTTCCATCACACTCATTCGACGGGGATTAACGACAAAACCCTTCGTCCAGTATTCATAGAGAACATCGTCACACTCTTCCTGATACTGGATTACCTTGCCGCGGATTTCGGGTTTTACTTTGTTGGGATTGATGGTTTGTAACCAGCCTGCAAGTTTTCGAAGCGGCAGGGACACCATATTGCGTCGTTTCCCATCCTCAGCAACCATAACGATTTCCGTTATAGTTGACGCAAAACGCTGTCTTAACTTAGCCAACTGTGATTGCCAGGCCAGCCCCATCCCCGCAACGACAGGTTTCATGGGAACGTATGGTTCGCCGTTATGGTTAACCACATAAAGAGAATCGCCGTGAAACGGCACGGTCATCATATTCATCGGTTATTTCCTTTTAGTGATGAACCCTGCGCACAGGAATAACCAGCCCAAAGAGGGTTAACCAGACCACTGCCGGTTATCCACCAGGGCTCATCCTGAAAGGTTCTTTGGTTTATTTACGCTTGTGCGAAGCGCAGAAATGACAAAGGCACCATTACGGTGCCTCTTCATGAAACAATCTTGTTGACTTTATTCACTTACATTTTGCCAGTTCGCAGGATTTCGTGTTATCTGCCCGCGTTGGCCAACGTCATTTTTCAGCAAAATATTCTGCTTACCTGTCGATACCCCAGCATGCCAGCGCACTCTCCTGGTCACGTCTTGATACCTGACCGTAACAGTTGTTTGAACGGATACGGCAGTCTCTGCCACCGTCCTTAATCCACCAGCGAATCGCTTCACACGCTCCTCTGCGATCGCCTGCATGAATTCGTTTATAAAACGTCGACGGGAAACACTTACCTGGGCCAATGTTGTAAGGACAGAATGACGCAATACCCGCTTTCTGGGGTTCAGTCAGTGGCACTCTGATGTTCTTCGCCACCCATGCCAGCGCCTTATCCCGTTCGATAGCGTTAACCCGGTCGCATTTTTCCTTCGACAGCTTCATGCCAGGAATCACAGGCTTACCATCCACCCGGGTGGCCCCACGGCAGATGGTCCAGATACCCGCACCATCACGGTATGCCGTGGTGTGGTTACCTTCCTTTTCATCCAGAAACTGGTCGAGGATTTCAGGCGCAGAAGCACCTGCGGCAATCAGCGCCAGAACGGCAGCCGATAAACCATAGCGGAGTTTCCTGCTCATCAGCTTACTCTCCCCGTGCCGCCTTACGCCTGTCCTCTCTGATTTTGAAATACAGGTTCGTCAGGTACGTCAGCAGACCAAACAGCAGACTCCCCAGCACGCCTATTGCCGCCCACTGAGACGGGGAAACCCTGTCCAGCAACTGCAGGAACCAGTAGCCCGTTCCCACCGCTGACGTGGTGTATGACACACCTGTTGTTATTTTTTCCATCTGGTACATACCCCGTCTCCCGCAATCCGGAAGCTCACAACAACAAGAGGGGCATCAGCTCACACCGACAGCCCCTGCGCATGGTTACATCATCATTTCGCCGTCAGGCTGAGGCTCACTGCCACCATCAGGCTGAGACACGACACCATCTGAAACAGCACTGTCACCCGCACCGTCTTCAGGCCCGGGAGCAGCCGTTACCCCCAGCAGTTCATCCAGAATGGCATCCACTTCAGCATCAAGACGCGCCTCAAGATTCTGACGAAGTTGCTGTTTCAGTGCGCTTCTGACTTCTTCAGAGCGCAGGACATCCTTCACTGCTTCAGCAGTGACCAGCGATTTTATTTCTGACATGGTATTTTCTCGTTGAAAGGTGTTGTTAAGAAAGTTGCTACGGAATGAGAGGCTCTTCGGGTTTTGTTCCGGCTGACTGACTGGCGCTGATTTTCTCAGCGGCCCTTTTGTCAATCTGTCTGCGCCAGAAATCTCTCACGACTCTGTACCCACCAGAAAGAAGATACAGCACACAAACTGCTGTACTGAAATACAACATAATCAGCTGTATAAATGTCATTATTCATCTCCATTATTGACATGGTTAATGCCTGCCAGTAAAAAACTCCTGCATTTTTGCTCAGCATATTTTTGCTAAGGATGTAGCGACCTCTGCCGCCGGTTCTGGCTCCTTGTTTTCCCTGCCCCGGCGGTCTTTTTTTCCTGCTTACGGGTTATTCACTTCCACCTTCACGCTGTCAATCAGCAGCGTATACGTTGCCACCTTCGTGATATCAGTCAGCAGAAGTTTATCCGCCACCCCTGTTGCCTGAGATTTCACCAGCGTGAATGGCGTGCCCCGCTTCTCATCAAGTACCGGCGTCACCTGAATACTGTTGTTTCCGGCAAACTCAAAAGACAGTGTGTGCCATTCGTTATCAAATGCCCCGAACGTATCCAGCTTCGCATTCTGCGTCTTGTGGTACATCGCGTTCAGGTTCGTCGCATCCGTCTGCAGGAAGAAGGACATCAGCATGTCGTTGCCTTCCTCCGCCAGCGACACACCCTCCGGCAGGGACGACAACTGCCAGTAAATACCCAGGGCAAACCGGTTCTGTACCAGTGAGCCCGGCACCTTAAACCGCACGCTCACACGTCCGCCCTTCTTCAGTAACTCTGCCCCCTGCCCGGCTGCATCATGCTCCAGAAACCAGATGTGGCTTTCCGGTTTGTTCAGTTGCAGGGCCTTACCACCGGTGGCACCCTCATCACTGACCACAGCCTCAGCGATGTTTTTATCAATACTGTCTCCGCTCGCCGGTTTGTGATAATAGCGCCAGCCCTGTGATGCCAGGTCTTCGCCTGACGCCAGCAGACTCATCAGGGTTCGGTTACTGACCGGGGCTTCCGCCTCTCTCTCCGGACCTTCACCGGAAGGCCCTGTGGGCTTCACCGTATCAGGCTGTTTTCCGGTAATGAATTCAGCGGCTCTCCCGGCATGCACCAGAATCGCCGTTGCCAGACGGTCGGAAATAATCCCCCTGCGTGCCCATGAGCTGAAATGGCTCGCACGGTCTGCTGACGTCCAGTTTGCCGAC